TAAATTCAGTCAGAACCAATTATCTAAGCTTATGTTCTCAAAATGGTATCGATAGGTTAAGGACCATAATCGATGGTACTCAGACAATCGATAAAGTCAGCGATGATATTTGGAACTATGTAAAAAAAATATACAAAATTTAAAATATTTTTAACAAAAGCGTTTACTTTTGGCGTTTTTGTAATATAATTATATTAACAACGGTTTATCGCCTTAAAAATTCCTTGACAATTGCAAAAGGAGTCGCAATCCGCTTAATATGCTATTCTAGGTGGCACGGTTAAAGAACTAACGTTCGAGAGGTTCGAATCCTCAATATTGAGGCTTTGTCGAGGAATTTTTAAGGTGTTAAACCGAATAAAAATTAGGAGGTAATTTATTATGGCAGGAATCGGTGATATCGCAAAAGCGGCAGGCGTAAAATACGAAGCCGTAGCATCAACAATCGAAGGAATCAGACAGCTTTTATTCGCAGGTGAGAAAATCACACTGCAGGACTTCGGTACATTTTATATCGACGTTCAGGATAAAAAGACAGCCCGCAAAGTTGCAACAGCTGAGGAAATTAAGGTGCCTGAGAAATCAGTTCCTAAGTTCCGTTTCAACTATACTTTCAAAACCAAAATCGCTGAAAGCGTAAAGGTTGACAAGGATAAGTTGAAAAAGAAAAGAGAACGTAAAGCAAAGTACGATGCGAAAATGGCTGAAAAAGCTGAGGCCGGCACAAAGGCAAAGAAGAAGTAATTTCGTTTGCCCGCTGCTAAAGCCGACCTATAATAGGTCGGCTTTTTTATTTAGAAAGAAGGGTTAAAATGAAATATACTGTAGTTTTTATATTTAGTCAGAATATGTCGCAAGTATTAATGATTGATAAAACTAAGGGTCCATACCCTGGTTGTCTTAATGGAGTTGGTGGTAAAATAGATGTTACTGACATTACCGAAGAATATGGGGCTTTAAGAGAAGTAGAAGAGGAGACTGGATTAACACAAACAGATATTGAGCCTTTGAGTTTTCTTACAAGACAGATATTTCCTAACGGTGTTGAACTCAATGTTTATTATACAAAGATTAAACATTTCGCAGTCGCTAAACAAATGGAAGAAGAAGTAATAGGTTGGTATAATACTAAAGAGTTATTAGATGTAACAAATCCAAGACTTGCGGGTGAAGGCAATATTGCATATTTCTTAAATTATGCTTTAATTCTTGAAATGCAATATCACGCTTCTAGATAAGTTCTATTTGGTTAAACCTGATAAAACCTATAATAGGTTAAAATAGAAAGCAACTAGAACAAACTGCTTGAATTATTTTAGGCAGTTTGTTTATTTTTGCGTCTCGTTTAATATTATAATAATAGGTATAAAAATATTAAAACTGAACTGTTAGGGGTGATGGCATGGCGAAAAAGTATGATGTGGCAATTGTTGATGGGAATAACATGTTTTTTAAGGGCTTTTCGGTTCATAAAGATGCATCTGTAAAAATAGAAGGTAAAGAGGTTTTTACAGGTGGAGCTTTTGGACTTATCAATACATTGCTAACAATTCGTAAAATGTATTTGAAAGAAGATTCAACTATTTTAGTAGCCTGGGATAGAGGTTATGTAAGAAGGTCACTTATCTATCCGGAATATAAAGCTAATAGAAACAAAGAAGAATGGGACGAATATGAGAATTTCAAAACTCAGCTTAAGCAAGCACAATATATTCTAAACATTCTTGGTATTAGGCAGGCTTTCAAACAAGGTGAAGAAGCAGATGATATCTGTGGAACCCTGTCTAAGCTACAAAAGGATGCCGGCAAGGAGGTTATAGTGGTAAGCGCTGATAAGGATTACCAGCAGCTTCTAGATGACTCTGTCGACCTTTTAGCACATAAAGGTGCCAATAATATAAAGCTTTGGAATACACAATCATGGGCTGAAAATAGAGGATATCATCCAAAGTATTTTTCATATTTCTTGGCATTAAACGGAGATGCTGGCGACAATATCCCAGGAATACTTGGTATTGGAGAAAAAACTGCAGATAAGTTCATTATAGAAAATTTTGAACTTATAGATGCTATGATTCATGGAAGACCTTACGATGCTTTCATACCGGAAAAGAAGAGTGCAGCTTTGACAAAATTGCTTGCTGGTGTTTCTAATTTACAATTATCATACAAGCTTGCATTAATAGACAAAGATATAAAGGGAATTAAAATCCAGAAGCATACTAAAAACATGGAAATGCTTGAAGAGATATTTGAAACATTCAAATTCCATAGTCTTTTAAAGGAGAATAACTGGAAACTATTGGAGGTGTTATAATGAAAAGACGCTCATCAAGCCATTTTGCAACAAAAGGTGACCTCGGCTATATTCCTTTAGAAGAAGCTATAGAACTGTATGAATTTGCCGACCTTGAAATAGCAGAGGAAGATGAAGAATTAAAAGAGCAAAGACGATTAATGTTTGATGAAATTGATGAGCTTGCTAAAAAGCATCTTAATACTAAAGAGTTTTGTATCTACCAATTAGTTATTCACGAAAATAAAAAAACTTCTGAAATAGTTGAAATAATGAACTATAACAGTTGGCGCACAACGCAGAATGCTATTGAAAGAATATTTAAAATTCTTAAAATTTATTATGATTATTCAAAAATTGATAGGGAAGATTTGGAATATGAGATATCAAGAAATTTTAGCAAGTTTGAACAGAGAATAGTCAAATACTTAGAAGAGCGTCTTACTATACAGCAGATAAATAATAAGCTTGGCAAAAAAAGATTTTGCTATACGAAAACACATTCTTTAGTTAAAAACATCATGAGTCGTTTAGATGATATGGGTGGCAGTTGCAGGCAGTTTTATAATTTCTTAGACCAGATTAGGAAGTTTAAAGATTCTTGCAATTTTGATAATAGTGACGGTGTCACAATAATAAATAAGGAGGTGTAAAAATGGAAAGCAGAATTAGTTGGGACCATTATTTTTTACTTATGGCAAAGGTTGCAGCCACAAGAGCAACTTGTTTTAGTGACCCAAAAGGGGCAGTCATCGTATCAAACAAGAACATTGTGTCTACCGGATATAACGGTGCTCCGAGTGGTATTAAAGATTGTAAGTATGGCTACGGTGTCTGTCTTAAAAGGGAAATGGGATTTGAGCATGGAACTGGACATCATGTTTGCAGAGCGTCGCATGCTGAAGCTAATGCAATTATTCAGGCAGCTAAAAACGGTATTAGCATCAACGAAGGGACTTTATATTCTACACATAAGCCATGTCATGAATGTGCTAAACTAATAATTAATTCTGGCATAAAGAAAGTCGTTTACATTCATGATTATGCCGGAACTGACTGTTTAGAATTGTTTGGCGAAGCCGGAATTAGATGTGTTCATGTTGTCGATTTCGACTTACAGAAAATGTTAAATCAAATAAAATAATGGAGGGTATTGAAATGAAAAAAGGTTTAATCGTAACTCTAAGTATTATTGGGGCTCTTCTGTTGTCACTGTTAATTGGTGGTTCTACGCTTTGGTCTCATCGTAATGTTGCAGTAGAGCTTGAGGAAAAAATTGCAGCACAATACAAGGCAAATCAAAACAGCTATGACAACATGTGGAAGAAATTTATGGAACTTACACAGGTCACTGAATTGCAGGCGAAGCAAATGAAAGATGTTTATTCTGGTATAATTTCTGGTAGATATCAAGACCAAGATTTGCTTTTCAAAATGGTAAAAGAAGATAATCCAAAACTTGATTCTGGAGTTTATACACAGCTTCAAAGACAGATAGAATCTGGTAGAAATTCATTTAAAAATGACCAAGATAAAATATTAGATATTGTACGAGAGTATAATTCTAATATACGAAAATGGATTGTAATGTCTGCAATCACCGGCAGGCATAGAATGGATGAAAATCAGTTTATTATTACTTCAGATAGAACTGACAAAGCCTTTGAAGATAAAAAGGACGATGTAATAGACTTGACTGGTGGCAAAAAATAAGGAGGGTTTGAAATGATATTTATTCCGTTAATAATCTTTCTTGCAATTTTGGTATTCTGTATTATAAAGTTTAATCTAAACTATCAATATGCAATTGTTTTTGCAGTAATTGCAGTTGTCATTACAGCTGCCACTATATGCATTGACCAATCCGTCCGGACTTCAGATACTGAAGTCTGGTCTGGATATATAACTGATTGGGACCATGATGAAGAATATGATGAGACTGTATATGATTATGATGATAAAGGAAATGTAAAAGGTAGTCATACTGTTCATCACGATGCAGAAAATAGAATTAAAACTTCAGACGGTGGTTGGATTAGCGTATCAAAGGCACCAAATGGTAAGAAGTTTAATGATTTTTGGCCAAATAAAGCTTCTGAACTTAAAGAACTGTGGCCAGAAGGAACACCTACTGCATCGACTCATACTTATAAAAACAAAGTTCAGGCTTCATATTCTATTTATAGGCATAAAGATATAGATTTGAAACAATATAAAGACTTACCAAAATATCCGAAAGAAGTATATGACAAGCTTTATATAGATAGGGTAGTTGGTGAGTTTCCAAATGAGTTAGCTGCTAGAAAGCTTTTAGATAAATGGAATACTGAACTAAATAAATTTATTCAAGACCCAGAAAAACCAGGTAAAATGCGTTCTTGGAAGCAAGTGAATTTGATTTTTGTCAATGTCGGTTCCGGAAAACCAATTGAATATGGTTATGCTCTTCAAGATTATTGGGAGGGTGGAAACAAAAACGATTTTGTTGTTTGTGTAAGCATGGAAGAAGATGGTAGACTTAATTGGGTTTATCCGTTTAGTTGGAGTGAAGTAGAAATTCTGAAATTAGAGACAAGAGATTATATGATGGGTAAAGCAATTATAACAGACCTTTGCCCAATTGTAGAAGATATATCAAAGCTTGTTGCTGATAAGTTTGAACGTAAGCAATTTGCAGATTATAATTATTTGCAGATTGATACTAGCCTTGCTGCAATAATAGTTTTATATATATTGATTGCAGTATTATCTTTCTTTGCAATATGCGCTGCAGTTTCTGAAAATAATTATTGAGCTATTATTGTTAATTTTTGCTTCTTTTATGGTATAATATAAATAGGACCAAATAAAAGGGGTGGCAATATGGGTGATGAAGCTGAGTATTTATTCGGCGAATCAATTGATTTACTTGTTGAAGAAAATATGGCAGTTCATAACTGCGAAAGGAGGTCAAAAATGTCTATTTTAGATAGTCAACGTATGACAAAGTTTAAGGTTGTTGGAGCCACACATCCAAATCCCGATGGTTCGTCAAGGCAAGAAATTATTTCGCATATGACAAAAAATTCAAAAATAACTTTGGTAAGAGAACCCAGCAATCCTTATGACAAAAACGCAATTGCAGTACATTCAAATGGTAAGCAAATTGGATATTTAAGTGCTGCTTATGCAGAAACATTTGCTCCGCGTTTGGATGCTGGTAAGAAATTCGAATGCTATGTAGATACAATAGGGCATCGAAAAACTAAAAAGAAAGAAACTTGGTATGTTACTATTGTAGTTAAGTAAAGGCGGTGTCAAATATGTCAAAAGGTCCAAGAGTTTTTGTATTCCCAGGCAATGTCCCAATTAAAAAATCATTAGGTATTGTCAGTGACATAATAGATGAAAATATGCCACAAGAAGTAATTGATGATTTTTGTGAAAATATGTGCCCAATAACTGGTGAATATTTCCCAGACGATGATGGTGATATGTAGAGGAGGTTAAACAATGAAAGTATCAAAATTAATGGAACAAGCTAAAAAAATGACTGCAGAGCTTGGCGAAATTGCAGAGGCAATCAAAAGTCATAGCAACATTAAGAATGACAAAGACTGGGAGTCTAAAGCGGCAAATCTTACAAGCCCAGTAGTAAGTTGTTTGTTCGCTGAGTATGAGCGTCGCAGAATTGAGTTAAAGCAATTTATGGACACAGAATATTTTTTGCCAATTGAGCTGATACCAATCGTTCCGGCAGATGAAATTGAAGATAGCACACCAGTTATGCTGTCAGACGATGATAAGTTTTTCTTAATTAAGGCCATAGAATCAGGCGGAATAAGTGATGTAAAATCATTATATGAGTGGGCTGACAGGCGCAGGAAAGGCGGAGAAGTAAAAAATGGCACAGAAAATAATGAAAAAGCCAGTAATTGACTTATTGCCGTGGAGAACGCTTATTCCAATGGGAGCTGTAAAAGAATCATTGGAAAAGCTTGACAGATTTATAGACGACCCAGACTATATATCTGAGATTAAATACGACGGTTATAGAATGCCTTCGTGGTTTTATCCCAATATAATAAGGTTTACCACAAGGAGCATAGGCATAGAAACTGTTAGAAATGGCTCTCCGTGGCCTACAGAAAGGACAGACAATATTCCTCACCTAAAAATACTTAAGCACAATCATTATGGTAGTATTCCAGATGGTGAGATTTGGAAACCTGGCTGCAGATCGCATGACATAACGTCTATGGTTGGTGGCTTATCTGAAACTTCATTGAAAAATCAAATCGAAAAAGGGTTTGTTCATTACATGATGTATGATATGATAAGCTATAAAGGAAAAGATATAAAGCTGTTGGGATATTCTGAAAGAAGAAAGATTCTTGAAGATTTTTACAACGAAATGCTTTATATCAATAGGGATTGGTACTTCGAACATCCGGAGACAAAAGAAATACTTTGTAAAGACATTGGTGATTTTTTGCATATTTCTGAAATAGTACCATTTGAAGGCCGTAGGGAGCGTTGGGAAGAAATTGTTGCTGCTGGCGGTGAAGGCATGATTCTTAAGCATAAAGATTCAAGCTATTATGAAGGTATAATCAGAGACGGTAAAGGTGAGCCTGCAAAAGTTAAAGCAAATAAGAAAAAAGGCATTCCGTTTACGCCTTGGGTTAAGTGGAAGAAATATGATACATTTGATGTAGTTATTATGGGTTTTGAACCAGCTGAAGTTGATTATACCGGTAAATATCCAGAGACTTGCCAGTTTTGGGAAGACAGTGAAGGTCATAAATTTGTTGCTTCTGGTGTAGAAGATGCAACTGACAAATGTCTTCAAAGAGGTTTATCTTGTAAACCTATTACTAAATTCCATTACTATGGCTGGATTGGTTCTATAACGTTCGGGCAATATAAAGACGGTGAGCTAATTCAGGTTGGTAATACATCTGGAATTAAAGATGAAATGCGCAAAGAGTTTACTGAAAATAAAGAAAAATATATCGGACTCGTTGCCGAAGTTGGTTCTATGGAACAGCTCAAAAATGGTTCATTAAGGGAACCAAGATTTTTAAGGATTAGAGATGACAAAAACGCATTTGAATGCGTATTAGAATAACTAGCAATTGACAAAGAAAAGGCCTCACTATTGGAGGCCCTCTCTTTGTATCTTTAGGAAAATTATAGGTTAATGAAGGACTTGATTTATACCTTGCTTGTCAGAATCAATTTCAGCCTTGTTTACAGCCGAAGATATAGCATCTGCATTACCATTTTCCATCTGCTGCTCAGCATATTTAATCATCCTTCTAACCATGTTACCACCAATGTAACCATTCTGGCGGGCAGTAAGATTGCCTTTGTCAATTTTATCATAATCGGCGATACCAAGTTCGTTGGCAACCTCAATCTTAAGTTTATCCAAGGCCTTCTTTGCTGCAGGAACCTCGTTTCTATTTCTATTGTTATTAGGCATAGAAATTCCTCCTTTATTGGTTTATTTGGTGTTACAGTATTATTATAACCTATATAGGTCAAAATATAATATTTAATTTTTACCATTTTGGAGGGTGTAAGATGATAGACATAAAAGATGCACAGAACGGTGGTGAAAACTTAGAACTATTTTTTCAAGAAAATAGTGGCTTAATTCACCATATTTTAAAGAAATATTCAATTCCATATGCAGACTATGATGATTATTTTCAAATAGCGAGCATAGGTTTTCTAAAAGCCGTTAGGTCGTTTAAACTGGATAAAGGGTTTAAGTTTGCTACATATGCTTCAACATGTATAAACAATGAAATTTTAATGGGTTTTAGAAAGACAAAAAGAAATGTACAAGCAATATCTATGGAAGAGTTTATTGACGATGCCGAAGGCATAACACTGTCAGACATGCTGCGCGACCCAGTGTGCGTCGAGGATGAAGTATTGGGCAAATTAGACGTTTCAGGAGCCATTAACAGATTGAGTTTGTTTTTAAGTAACAAAGATAAAATTATTTTAGAATTGCACACTGAAGGTAAGAGTCAAAATGACATTGCTCATATCACCGGAATATCTCAGAGCTATGTAAGCAGGATAATAAATAGAATAAAGAATCTATACAAATGCTTACTTGAGCTAGATATAAGTCTTTATGCTGATGAAAATGATTTTATAGATATTTTGGAACGCAGAAGCATAGATGCTATAAAGACTTGGGTTGAAAATAATGATACAAGGCGTTTTAAAATGTCTAAAGTCTTATCAGAAGCTGGCCTTCCTTACAAGGGGAGCCTTTCTAAAACAATCAAAAGGAAGGCAATAGAAGAGCTTGATAGAGATATGGAATTGCTTTCTAGTTGTTGTTGAGTTACCTTATTATATAATAACGTGTTTATAACTCACGTATTCATACATATAATGGACAAAAAGTGCACTATATAGCCTAAAAGTTATTTAATTATTGACGACTGTGTGATATAATTAAAATATAAAATAAATGGAGGTACAAAAATGAGCTACACACTATTTACTGTAATTGGAAGGGATTCCGACGAAAAGAAATTTGAAAAGGCAACTGATTGGATTTCTAAAAACTCAGATGATATGGGGGTGCAAGTAACAGAGGATTTTTATTGCGATGGTAGTTATAGTATTGACTATCAGGAAAAAACAAATTCATTTATTGCAGAAATTAAAACTGCAAATGAAAAATTTGCTAATGATATTAAGACAGTTATGGAGGAAGCCGGAATAAAAGAAGTTAGGATGTTGGGGGTCATTAAATGAGAGACCATGTTGAATTTGGGTGGTTAGAGGTGATAACCACCCACCAATTTCTCAAAGGAGTATATAGGTCAAGGCGTACAATTCAACAGATGAGTGAAAAAAACATTCCGAAGTTTACTTCTAAGGACCATATGTTTGCTTATCAAGCTTTTGCAGATGCTTGTAAACTAAACGATTTAGTTGATGTTGACTATTTAAAGATTAAAGAATTGATTGCGACAATCGACTATAAAGGTATATGGCATTTCAAATATAAGATAAAAACTGGCTGGTTCTTTAGTGAGTGGTATGAAATGTCTTATGATGAAGATTGGGAGCAAAAGCTTAAGGAAAAAGATAAGAAAAAGAAAGAAGAAGAAAAGCGATATAAACCAAGATACAGGAGAAGAAGATACTAACTTTGGTAGGCTAAAAGCCTGGGAGGAATTTAAAATGCAAAATATTCAAAACGACATCGAACTTTTAAAGGAAAACTTTAGAAAGGCATTCGGCAAATTAAGCGAGAACGATTCTAGAACAATTGAATTTTATTATAAAATGGGAATCGTCCGTTGTGTTGATGGCTTCGAATATGTTAATGAAGCAATCAATAGGGCTTCGATGAAACAGAAGCTTTCAAAACCTATTAGTTATGTGGCTAGTCTATGTAAGAACTTTTACAAAAGAGGTTTATATTCACAGCCTTCTCAAGAAGAGAATGACATTATGGAATATATTGAAAAGAAAATAGGTTCACTGAGTGAAAACAATCGCATATTGCTGCTCAATGCCATTACGTCTACCGGTGCTGTTAAAGTTATGGCTTCATCAGTAGAGGTTTTAAATAGTTCAAAGATTCAGGATAAGATTATTGAAGAGATTATTCTTAAGCTTATTGAAATGTGGGAATGATATAATGTTTATTAAAATTAAATAGAGCGTATTTAGAGCCTCCTCAAATTTGGCCTATATAATTCCATTGGTTATACCATATAAGATTTATAGACAGGGTCTGGGGAGGCTCTAATGTTACCAGATTTTCCTTTTAATATTTATATTTTAAAAATATATCAATTTTAAGATAAAAAGTTGGGAAAGAATATTTACAATTTGAGTATAGTGGGTTATAATAATACCATAAGGTTAATCACCTAAATCATTTTAATAGGAGGTATTATCATGGCAAAGAGAAATTCACCCAAGAAGGAAGAAACAAAGGCAAAAGGTAAGGTTACTGAAAAGAAGGTTGAAGAACAGGCTGCACCAGCTGAACAGGTGGTTGAAAATCCAGTACAAGAAACAGCTGAACAAAAGCCTGAAAGCACAGATGTAAAGGTTGAAGAACAGGCTACAGAAACGCCTGCTGAAGAACAGGCTACAGAAGCACTCGCCGAAGAAGGTGAGAAAGTAGAGGAAAAGGCTGAAGAAGGTGAAAGCACAGAAGCACCTGCTGAAGAAGGTGAAAGCACAGAAGCACCTGCTGAAGAAGGTGAAAAGGCAGAGGAAAAGACTGAAGAACAAGCTGCTGTTGAACCTGGGCTTTTCGGAAAGGCTATGAAAGAATTTGAGGCTGCGATTCCAGAGGATAAGTTCAAGGCAAAAGAGAATAATTCTGGAGTAACTTATTTCGGGGCTGAAGGTACTCGTATCTTCAAAATCATTGAAACTAAGAAAGGATTTAAGATTGAGTTTAATGTAGCTGTTTCACCGGTAGAAGGGCTTACTACACTTACAGAAGCAGAGGCTGCCGAAAAGCATATGGGAACTTGCAGATGGATATACATCGGAACTGATATCCAAATTGCAAAGAAATTAATTGAAGAAGCTGTACAGAAATTTGCTCCTAAAAAGCGTGCCGATTCAAAGGAAGAAAAGGATAAGAAAGAACAGGCGCAGGAAAAGCAACCTGCTAAAACAGATAAGCCAGCTACAAATAAGAAACAAAGTACTCCAAAGGAAAACAAAAACAAGAACTACAATAAGGAAAACCAAACTCATGCGAAAAATGGTCCGGTTGAAGCAAGAAAAATGACTCCAGAGGAACTAGAAAAATATAAAGCAGGACAAAAATAAGTTTGGTAAGCCCCGGAAATTCCGGGGCTTTCTTATTGTGTTTATTAGTGGGTTCGATTTGATATTATATAATTAGGAGGCGATATTATGCGTTTATGGCACCAAGACTTAATTCCATATTTACCAAAAGACAGAGTAAACGGTCAACATAGAGAGTGCTGCGGTATGAGGGGTAAAGGATGGGGACGAAGACATTCTGTTGTAGACTATGTATTTACATATAGCATTATGAGACTTTACTATTATCATATGCTTATTATGAAAGAAGCTGTTGATAGGGGAATAAACATTGACCCTATTTGGTATGACCCAAATTACAGAGGTAAAATTCTCGGGTTTGATATGAATATAGATAGACATGAGCCTTATCCAATTGGTAAGGTTTATCGTGAGCACGATGATGCTTATATGGTTGAATGTATAGAAAACCTAAAACAAAAGGGAATTATTCTCAATATTGATAAAAAGATATTTACAATTTGAGAATAGAGTGATATAATTATAATATAATAAATAGGAAGGAGGTTTTCCAAGTGGCAGAATATAAGAAGCTTACTAAAGCTCAAGTAAACGCAAGAATTAAGAAAAATGGCATTTGGGAAGGTGTTATGGTTCCAAACAAATGTGCAGTTGAAAGTCAGTTTTCTGTTAAAGCAAAATTCGAAGGTGTCAACGGAGCATCAGATTTTGAAAAGCAACTTAATTCAATGAGCTTTTATATGCATGGCGAACTTGGTTCTGGAGTAGCATTATATGAGGAGGTGAAATAATGAGTGAAATTTTAAATGAAACGTTTGAAAATTTGTTTCATAATTTAGATTCATATGAAGCAATTCCTAAGATGCTTATAAAGGTTTCAAACGATGTTGTTCGTTCTGATTTTGATTCTATGAAAGAGCATAGCATTTGTTATCATATCGCCGGTATGGTAGAAATTTTAGATGGCATCAAAGAAGCGCTTTCGATATTGATTAATGAAACTAAAATTTTGGAAATTGATATTGAAAGTGAAATGGATGAAGAACAATACCAAAAGTTCTTACAATTAAGAGCATTTTTGTCTGTAACATATAAGTTTAAGGAAGAGGAATGTCTCCATACAAACAACACTGTAATTAAAGAACATGGAAATGGATATTTTGATTTAAGATGTGAGGATTGCGGTAAGATTTGGACTGATGGTTAAGGAGTGGTCAAATGGCTAAACTAATAAAGACTTGGGATGAATTAAAGGAATGTACGTCTGAAACGCATGTTTTAGAAATAGATGATGGCTGTGGCTGGATTCATCCAAAAAAGGAAGTTGATAAGAATAGTTGGAAAGGTCATCATTACTTGTCAACACATACATTTTATGGATTAAACCATAAGCAGTCTACAAAAATCTTACAATCTTGTGGTTTTGACGTTGAAATTGCAAATTGGGATGAGCTTGGTTGGTAATTAAAAGGAGGGGTCAAAATGATAAAGAAAATATTGATACACCCAAATCCGTACTTAAGAAAAGTCAGTACTGAAGTTGAAGAATTTAGTCAAGAGGTTAAAGATGCAATAAAGGATTTGGAAGATACTTTAAAAGCAAATGTGACAAGAGCAGTAGGTTTATCTGCAAATCAAATAGGGTGCTCATATAGAATAATCTCATTTTTCGATTTGCAGAACGGCGATATAATATCTTTGGTAAACCCGAAGATTACCTATTTTTCAAAAGATGATTGCAAAACTCAAAAGGAAGCATGCATGAGTTTCCCAGGAAGAAGTAAAAAAGTTTCCAGGGCAAGGGAGATAGTAGTTGAGGGTTATTCTATGTCAGGTGTTCCATTGACTTATTCAATGGAGGATATGCAAGCTCGCATAGTTCAACATGAAGTTGACCATTTGAATGGGCGTTGTCGCATATCTGAAAGATAGTCTTTAGAAAGGAGTAATTCGATATGAGTCATAAAGGAAACAAACTTACTGTTCAAGAACTTCATGATGTTTTGGAGCAGATGATTGAAGAAGAAAAAGGCGATTACACAGTAAGTATTCTTCATCAACCAAACTGGCCGTTTGTGCTCTCGATAGGCAGTGTTAAAGTTTCAGAAGAAGACTCAGATGAAGGCGGAGAGGTTTTTCTCTGCGAAGGAAAACAGCTTAGATATGGCCCTAAATTTGAAGAAGCGGGCGAAGATTATTGGGGGTAAGAATTTATGAAATATGTAGTCAAATGGACAAGTCCAACTAATGTAACTCGCACAGAACCATACACATTTGAAACTCATAGTAAGAAAGAATATAATGATTTTTTAAAAAGAACAAGAGAATATCCCGGTAGTTATAATGTCATATATTCTGCAAAAGTTAGTGAAGCAAAAAATAAGAAATGAAATTGGGAGGTCGGAACATGCAGAAAATAAAGAAGGAAGTACCTGCACAACCGGTAGAGCCTAAAAAACTTGAAAGAATATCAAGTGGAGATAGGCCTACTGTAGAACTAACAGGACAAGATGGAAACGTCTTTAATCTTATAGGGCTTGTAAGTAAAGCTCTTAAGAAGGCCGGATATGGTAAGCATGCGAAAGAAATGGAAGAGCGATGCTTTAATTCTGGAGATTATGATGAAGTATTTGCAATTTTCAGAGAATATGTAATAATGGAATGACGAAGAGGCTGGAATATTCCAGCCTCTTTTTATCATTATTTTTCAAAAAGAGGTTTACTTTTTGTGAATAGAGGAATATAATAATATAATAATTGGAAGGAGGTATTAAAGATGGCAAGGTTTGTTATAACAGGAACTTTAAGAAACGGTAAAAGATTTAAGCCAATTCACACAGACACTCCGCGAAATTATAACATATGGAAAGGTACTCTTTGGGAAATTATAAACGGCAAAAGAAAAAGAGTTTTAGAATATTTTAACTAATGAAGCTTTGGTATGGACAGTAGTTGTTCATGATTTGAAACATTATATAATTTAAGGAGGTCAATTAAAATGGCAGAACTTGAAGGCGATTATTTATTTAGAACTTGGTGTGAGGCGCATAATAAGCCTGTTACAATAGCAAAGCTACAAGAGCAAAATCCTGATTTGACTGAAGAGCAAATCGATAATTTATGGGAAGAACAATTAGAACAATATGACATGGAGGTAAATAAAGTGGATGTTAAAATGAAAAAATTTGGTGATTTGGAATGCATTGGCGGCATTGTAAGAGACTTTGTAATGGCACTACACAATGCAGATATTCTTGGTATTGTGTATTCAGATAAAAATCTTGACAGAGTATTTGTCAATTATAAGAATAAAGACGGCGAAAGATTTATGCTTGATATTTCAGATACAGATGTTTCAGAAAAGCAGAAAATTATTGACGCTATAATTTCCGGCAAATTAGAGACTTTGGAAAATGTAAAAGTCTATAAGCTTGTTCACTATAAGGGGGCTCCCGATAGTGGCAAATGAAGAAATTAATGATTATGCAAAAGAACTTGAATGTCTTCATGATAAGATTGTTTTGCTATCTAAAAGCAATACGAATGCATTTTCTAAAAGGCTTTTGCTGATGGCTATTACAAATATGAGGAAAGCAAAAATATGTATTGAAGAAGCTTTTAAGCATAGTTAGAATCATTTTTATGGGCACCTAATATAATAACAAGGGTGCCCATAAAAGTCTAATAGAATCAATCTAGCCCATGCGAGAATTTGTCTTAAATTGTATTAAAGTTATTTACAATTTGAGAATAGAATGGTATAATTATAATATAATAAATAGGAAGGAGGTTTTACTATGAGACAAACGATTGTTTTAGTAGTTTGCAAAGCTAAGGATTTAACGAAAACCGTAGAACAGGCATTTAAAGCGTATGAAGAGACAAAACAACCGCAGGTTGTTGTCAAAAAGGATTAATTTTTGTTCTCATGTTGATATTATATAATTAGGAGGCGATACAGTTGGATGATAAGAAATGGGAACTATTTAAGGACCGCGTAGAATCATTACTTGAAAGATGGGACAATTATCACAGCAGACAGCCTAATGCAAGCGACGAATCAATTATAAGAAATTGTTTGGCTGAAATAAATGATGATTTTACGAAGGGCATTATAGAAAGTAAGGAGTTGAAAAAATAGTGGAAGAATTGAAGTTTTCTGAATTTAAAGAAAAAGCAGGTACAAAGGAAGGCATTGTTCTATTGGGTACTGGAGGTGATTTAAAAGAGTGGACTGACGGTATTGCTAAGATGCTTTCAGATGATGGTATCTCAACAACAAGTAATCCGGACGAAATATTTACCGAACAGTATTTACTTACGACAACAGGTGGCAGGCATGATTTAGCTTTGGTAGTGGACTTTTCAAAAGTAAACTTAAGTAAAATGGCGATATGGAGACTCTCAGTCGGCGATTGTAGTTGGATTTCTGACTACGTTGTGAATTATGCTAATCAGCATTTTGTTGATAGTTTTGAGCAGAATGGCTGCGATTTGGAGGATGATGACTGATGTTTAGCTTATATGGATTTTAAAGCTTAAAAAGTTCTTAACATACTAAGTTATGAAATATTATTTGAGGTGATTGGTATGTTAAGAAAAAAGATTTGTGGAATATATAAGATAGAAAATAAAGTAAACGGTAAAGTTTATATCGGTTCGTCTATAGATATAGAAGTAAGATGGAAAAACCATATAAGGTCGCTTAATGGCAAAGATAAATATTTTAATGATTATCTGCATAGACAGTGGAGAGAGTATGGTGAAGAAAATTTTATTTTTAACATTATAGAAGAATGTAATGTATACGAACTAGATAAAAAAGAACAATATTGGATAGAATTTTATGACAGCATGGATAGAGAAAACGGCTATAATCTTAAGGAAGCGGGTAAGCGCGGTAAACTTTCTGAAGAAACAAGAAGAAAATTAAGCATAGCTGCTAAAGGCAAAATATTTTCTGAAGAAACAAGAAAAAAATTAAGTATAGCTGCTAAAGGTAGGCAAGCATTTAAAGACCATAAGCATTCAGATAATACTAAAGAAAAAATGTCTAAAAGTAGAATAAGTTATTTTAATAATAATCCAGATAAGCTTGATGAGCTTAAAGAATCTTTAAAAGAAGGCAGATTCAAAGGCAATAGTCATTCAAAAGAGTCAAAAGAAAAAATTTCTAATTCTATGAAAGGCAAAATGGCTGGAAGTAAGCATCATAGTTTAGTACTTACAAAACAACAAGGTGAAGAAATTCTTATAAAATTAAATAATGGAGCTAAAGTTAAAGATTTAAGTTTAGAATATTGCTGCAGACAGGATATTATAAGGCAAATAAAAGCTGGTTCTCATTGGACAGTAAGAGAGGAATGATTGTCATTTATACATCTCAGAACTTTAAAACTAAAAAGGCTTTTAAAGAAGCTGTAGCAAATGGTGAGAAAATAACTCTTTATGCACCGGGACTGGGGACTCCCAAAACTGATGGCACTGAATTTGTAGAAGGCCCTTGGTATCCAGAACCGCATCGATGGTACAGCCAAGTAACGGTTACGAATGGAGTAGTCACAAAAGTTAAATAGTTTTAGCTGCAAACATACCAATTAGTTCAATAAATATGAAAGGAGCTGATTGGTATGGCTTGCGGAATATATAAGATTCAAAACAAAGTAAATGGTAAAGTCTATATTGGTAGTAGTAAGAATATAGAATGGAGATGGAACAATCACATAAGTTCTTTGGATGCGCACAGCCCTAAATGCAATAGAATTTTACAAATTGCATGGGACAAATATGGTGAAGATAATTTTATATTTGAAATTGTAGAAGAATGTCCAGAAGAATTACTTATTGAAAGAGAAAGCTATTGGATTAAATTCTATGACAGTAAAAATAAAGAAAAGGGCTATAATATAAGAAACCCAGAAATACATGAACCGCTACATCAAGAAACTAAAAAGAGAATTTCAGAATCGCTTAAAACAAAATATTCAGAAGATAGATTAAAAGGTAAGAGGCACGTTAGTTTTGGTAAATCTATTTCTGAAGAGCATAAAATGAAAATATCAAAATCAAATAGAGGGCCAAACAACGGTATGTATGGGAAAGAAACTTCTTTAGAAGTTAAACAAAAAATTTCAAAATCAGTAAAAGAAAGTTATGATAGAAGCAAATTGCCTAAAGAAAAATATGAAGAAATTGTTAAACTTTTAAAGAATGGAGTATTTCAAAAAGATATTGTTAATATTACCGGCATATCATTAAAAATTGTTAGAAGCATTAGTCAAGGGGTTCATTGGTCAATTGAATATTATAAATAAGGATGTCATGTTATGAAAAGAATGGTTCATTACAACAGCAATGGTTTTGTAAGATGTTCAACTACAATTTACGAAAGCGAAGAGGAATTGCCAGTATCAAATAAAGCAGCATGGATAATCACAATCTTAGGTCTTCTGGCAATTTTTGCGATATTTAAAGCAGATTTATCTTGGTTAGGCGATGCCTGTCTAAGGTATTTCGGACTTTAATTTATATATAGAGAAGCTCAGTCTTAACAAGCTGAGCTTCTCAAATAATTTTAAGGGGGAGAACTACCATGAATTGGGTGGCAACAATCTTTGCGATTTGTTTTGCTTTCGTTTTAGTAACGTTTTGGTTCGGAGCTATAGGTGAAAGAGACAAAGAAGTAAGGATTCATTATATAATGGCTACTTGCGTTGTTGCAGCGCTTGAAGTAATAATTTTATTTTTAGGAGGGCGTTAAAATGGATTTTGGTGAGTATCAGGGATTAGCGCACAGGACAGCTAATCATAACAAGCCGCATGATGTGCTTATGATGACTGCAGGTCTTGGTGTTGCAGGTGAATCTGGTGAAGTGGCAGACTACTTAAAGAAAGTTTATGGTCATGACCATGAGCTTGATGAAAACAAGCTTGTTAAAGAATTGGGAGACGTACTTTGGTACGTTGCACAACTGGCAACACTTATGAATTTGTCTTTAGAAGACATCGCAGTGAAGAATATTGATAAGCTGCGCGAAAGATATCCAAAAGGTTTTGAAACTGAAAAGAGCATCAATCGCAAAGACGGAGATGATTAAACCAGAAGCTGTTTAGAAAGCTTTTGATTGGCAACGTATTTTCATATTTGGGGCGAGCCTTGTTAGGCTTAGAAATGGTCTAGCAAGGCTCTGAACCATAAAGAAGAGTATTTATGGAAAAATACGATACGAATCTGCTGGTGAAATATGTATAGATAGGTAGACGCTAGTCTGTTTAAAAAGATATTTACAATTTGTGAATAGAATGGTATAATAAAATAAAAAGGATGATTTAAACTATGAGTAACATTCAAGATTCAGCTTCTTTAAAAGTTAAAAATCTTTTGAAGAAAAGAGGCGACCCTGATGAAATTATCAAATCTATGTCACTGGAAGAAATACCTTTGGTAGTCAAAGAATTGGTTCAGAGAATTAATATCTTTGTCTTAGAATCTACATTAAAATCCGAAAAGATTAGGTTAATGTTAGGGAGTGATGAGGTTGACATCTAAAGTTCCATTCGTAAAAGAATGTCCAATTTGCGGTGAAATTTTTATGACATATTTTAATACAAAATATTGTGAAAGACACGGCGACAAGAGGCGTAAAAAGAAAAGATATATTTCACCAAGTGTCAATCGCAAAAAAATAAAGAAGGGGGAATAAAAATGTTTGTAATGCGCCATGACAGTCCTTTTGAAGTTTTTGAGGTTGTTAAAAGTCTTAAGACTATTAAACATCTAAGGGATTTAAAGACAGATGAAATTAAGAAGGTTGATTCTAAAACATTCGATAAAGAATTTGAGGAATATAAACCAGAACAGTGGGAGCATAAAAGATGCGACTGCAGGATATCTTCAAGGTCAGTGATAGATTCATTTTTAGATTTAATAGAAAAAGGTGATATCTTAGTATTGACTTTTAGAGACAATAAGTTAAAGGTTGGTTGCGATTTCATAAGTAAAAAATCTTATGTGTCTAAACCATTTACTGAATGGGAGTTCTCTAAAACATTGTCATACGGTGTAGTCAAAATTTATTATTATGAAATAATGATGGCTATACATATAGATATTTTTAGAAAGGTGGAAGAAAAATGCATATAGAACCATATGCGTCTTTTTATGGCGAAGAAGTAGACATATCTAAGCTTAAAGACAGGTCTGTAACTCTTAATGAATGGGAGAACTGTAGGGGTAATACTCCAGGGTTTATTGCACTATACCCAAAACTCGATGATGAAGCTTTTATAGCAGCAGCAAACAATCATTTAAAAAATGTTTCCACACCACCAAGAGGTACATACGAGCAGTCTTTGGTTGACAACATCGTTCCGGAACTTCTTAAAAGAATAAATCCGAAAAAACCATGGTATGTATTCAGGAAATATTTGGCTGCTATTGGGTTTGTAATACCGATATCTGTATTAGTATTAATGCTAATGAGCATTGTAGTGCAATTTGTCCACGTACCATCTTGGTTACAAGAATGGCTTAAGTTCATAATAACTTTTGCTTCTTTAGTAATATATAAAGAAAAGATTGAAAAGAAATTATTTTAAAACTTGGAGGGAAAACAATGAAAAGACTATTTACTTCAGAGTCAGTTACTGAAGGGCATCCAGATAAGATGTGCGACCAAATTTCTGATGCTATTCTGGATGCGATTTTAGCAAATGACTCTAATGCAAGAGTTGCATGCGAAACAACAGTATCAACAGGTTTAGTTCTTGTTTCAGGTGAGATATCAACTAAATGTTATGTCGATATTCCAAAAATTGTAAGGCAGACTGTAAGAGAAATTGGTTATGATAGGGCAAAATATGGTTTTGATGCTGATACTTGTTCTGTTTTAACGGCAATAAATGAACAGTCTGCCGATATAGCTTTAGGTGTAGACCAATCATATGAAGCAAAGCAAGATGAGGCAGCTAACTTTTCAGATTTATTAGGAGCTGGAGACCAGGGTATGATGTTCGGGTTTGCGTGCGATGAAACACCAGAGTTAATGCCCTTACCAATATCTCTTGCGCATCAGTTAACCAAAAAACTTGCAGATGTAAGAAAATACGGTGTTTTGAAATACTTAAGACCAGACGGTAAGGCACAGGTAACTGTTGAATATGACAATGACGTACCTGTAAGAGTAGACACGATCGTTGTGTCGAGCCAGCATAATCCTGAAATTGATATCCAAACAATCAGGAATGACATTTTACAGCACGTCATCATGCCGATTGTTCCGGCTTATCTTATTGATAAGACTAAGTATTTTATCAACCCTACAGGAAGGTTTGTAATAGGTGGGCCTCAAGGAGACTGCGGTCTGACTGGAAGGAAAATAATCGTTGATACTTATGGCGGTTATTCAAGGCATGGTGGTGGTGCTTTTTCAGGAAAAGACCCTACAAAAGTAGATAGAAGTGCTGCATATGCTGCTAGACATCTTGCAAAAAGTATAGTTGCTGCAGGACTGGCAAAGAAATGCGAAATACAGTTGGCATATGCTATAGGGGTTGCAAAACCTGTTTCTATATTTGTAGATTCGTTTGGTACTTCTACAATAGGAGATGATATTTTACAGAAAATCATTTCTGAAAAAGTTGATTTAAGTCCCGGCGCTATCATTGATTATTTTGATTTAAGAAAACCAATATATAGAAAGACTGCTGCATATGGGCATTTTGGTAGACTCGATGCCGACTTACCTTGGGAAAGAGTTGACATTGGACTATGGAAAGAATATGAAGCAGAATATAGATAAGGAGGAGAATCATGATTAGTGAGTTTAGGGAAGAATATTCGTTCTTAAGTAATTTTAGTAGAGGAAAAGTAGTGCATGATGGTATAGAATATGATTATAGAGAGAATGCTTTTCAAGCTGCTAAGGTTTTTGACAATGAAAAAAGACTATCTCTACAGCATGTCAAACCGAGTGTTGCAAAATCATTTGGTAAGGTTTGCAAGCTAAGGCCAGACTGGGAAGAAGTAAAAGACAGAATCATGTATCAAATTGTTTATGACTGTTTTAATAGAAACCAAGACCTTAAAGATGCGCTTCTTGAAACAGGTGACCAAGAAATTGTTGAAGGTAATGCTTGGGGAGATACTTATTGGGGAGTATGCAAAGGTGTCGGTAAAAACAAGCTCGGTCAAATCCTGATGCGCGTCAGGACTGAACTAGCAGGCAAGATAGAGTTGAGATACGTTGATGAATACATTGATATGTTAAATAAAAAGCCGTACGGAAAGTTTCTTATGAAAAGACTCAGCAAGCTTGATGACAAATACATTTGCAAAGGTGAATCTATAGAGGTTAGCGACAGAGATGGCAACCCGTTTACAATAGGCTATGATACTGTTGATGCAATGCTACATGACCTTGATAACTTTGTTGGCTGTACTGCTTCGCACCCTGATGGCTGTGCGCAATGTCTTACACCTATATGCTGACGGTATGATTTAGATAAACCAGCCTTCTAGAGACTTTCTATTTTAATTCAAATAGTAAACATATATTTATAACAAATAGAAAGTCTCTAGAAGGCAATTATTGGAGGTAAAAATGAGTAAACTATATCATGCAACGTGGAAAGAAAACTTATTAAAAATATATGTTGAAGGGATAAAGCCAGGGTTTGATGGGTTGACTTATATGTGTACGACTGCAAATTCAACGCTGCCATTCTTAGCATTAAGGGCAGCTGCAGAAGGTAGAGATGTAGTTGTAATTGAAATAGACTCAACTATGCTAAACTCAGAACTAATTGAAGAAGGATTTGACCATAACCCTAACTTCTTTAAAGATGCTGAAGTTAAAACTTATCCCGAACTCATTCCTCCGGAAGCCCTTGGAGTATATTATGAAGCTCAGCGAAAAAGCAAATCTTAATTGTTAATATTTGAAAACGGAGTGATATAATATTATTATAAGGAGGTGATATAATGTTCTGTAACAAAGAGGAAATTTTAAGAAGAGTTACCTATGAATATGACAATACAGAAGAACTCGGTAAGCATCTTGATGACATGTTAAGACAAGGGTTTATCGTTAAACATATACTTACGAAAAAGGCAGTTTATGAGAAGATAGAGATTTCTTCTAGCAAAAAATTCTATTTAAAGATTGCAGCTAATAAAGAGTCTATGGATGGTGTCTATGAGGTTGTTTCAAAAAGAGAAATATCTCCAGATTTATTTGAAATGCAGCTTTTAGAAACATGGCCAAAAGATTCTAAGATAGTTCCAAACGAATTGATTGTCGCTGGTCAAATTAAAGAATGTGATATCCATTTGGCTAGAGTAGTAACACCAGAAGTATTTAGAAGCATTTTGTTAGATGAGGAGCTCAAGACTCAAGAACTACGGACTATACAAATGCAATACCATAAACTTCCAGTATGGGAGAACATTGGTATATGATTTACCAATTAAATAAAGCAGAGGAAAGCGCCCATTCGTAGGGCGCTTTTTTCAATTTTTGATAAAAAAGATTTTACTTTTTGTGAATAGAATGGTATAATAAAATAAAAAGGGGATTTTAAAATGGTTATGAATAGCAACTTTACAATGAGGCGTCAACCTCACAGCCCAATCACTTCTGCAATCTACATCGATTTCGAATCACCAGAAATTTATGACATGATTAAGACTAAACTTAAACCAATACATAAGTTTTTGGATATCTTGGAAATGGCAACGAGTGATAATAAAAAGTCAATTCGCTTGATATGCCCAGCTTCTAGGGCAGAAGTTATTCAAAAACATCTTATGAGATGGATAAGCGCTTTAGGTAAGGCAATGGTTGCGGCAATTCAAGCTTTCAACGATACTATGGAAAAATATATGGAGAAAGAACTTGAGGAATTGATGCATAGTCTTGAGGAAAACGGAGTGATATAAATTGAGTGACAGAATTAAAGACGAACATCCATCATATGGTATGCTTCAGATAAGCAGGGTGCAGTCTAGTAGGGAACAGAGTTTGTTTGGTAGTTCTATTTCACATAGTAACTTTATAACACTAAAGATATGTCCCGGATATGTCGATCGACATCTTAATAAAGACTGGCTTCATGCAGAGCCTTCTGCATACATTGAAGTTGAAATGTCATATTCGCAGTTCGCTGAAGCAATAACTTCATTAAATCAAGGTTCTGGAACACCGGTAACAATAAGGAGAATCAATGGTGAATATATTGAGCCTTGCCCTTGGTTTAATAAACGTAAGCAGTTTGAGAATGAATTTGCAATGCATATGAGGACAATTAAGAATAAAATGTCAAAACTCATAGAAGATGCAAGAAAGATTCTAAGTGACAAAAAACCTCCATCTAAATCTGAAAAGGAAAAAATATTGGATGCCATAGAGAATTTAGAAATGGAGGTTGGAGCAAACATTCCATATATGTCTAGGGCATTTAATGAGCAAATGGATAAAACAGTTCTTGAAGCAAAAGGCGAGATTGAAGGGTTTAAGACCAATGCAATCATATCTGCCGGATTAAAGGCATATGAAAAACAAAGTCCATTATTGCTTAAAAAAATAAAGAAGGGAAGCGATGACAATGACTGATAAGAAGAAACAACAGTATTTTGATGACATTAAGGCAGAACATGGGAGTGTAACGGCTGAGATTCTAGATGCATATGTAGAAATAGGCGAATTCACGCAAAGGGAGGCCGAAGATATTTATGATTTGAATTATAAGAAGAAACCTACAGAGGGATAGAAATATCCCTACAAAGGAGTGATTATTTGAAGTACTTAATAACCGTCTTAATGGTTGTGTCTGTAATGTTACTACCTACTATTAAGACAGAGGATGCTTACATACCGGTAGAATCGCAGAGCGTAGAAACTATAGCTACTGAAACAATAACTGTAGAGAAACCGGTAGAGCAACAGCCTAAGGTTATACAGGAAACAAAGAAAGAACCTGAAAGAAAATTCATAGGTACTTATACTGTATACGCATATTGTCCTTGCGAAAAATGTTGCGGAAAAAGAACTGGCATTACCGCAAGCGGCACTAAGGCTACACAAGGAAGAACCATTGCTTCTACTCTACCTTTCGGAACAAAAGTTTATATAGAAGGTATAGGAGAAAGAATATCTGAGGACACAGGAAGTGCAATCAAAGGTAAGAAAATCGATTTATTCATGAATAGTCATGAGGCAGCACTTAAGTTTGGTGTTAAGAAATTGGATGTCTATATAATAAAATGAGGTGAGATTATGAAATTACCAGAAAAATGGTATGCAAGAATATATGTCTTTAAGCCGACAGATATTGAAATAGTGAAACAGACAATCAAAGAAATGGATGAGTTTGAATATGATTACCTTCCAAAAGACCTCATCACTACATTTGCCGGTAACATACACTATACTTTTACACATAAATTTTATGCAATAGACATGGATGAACTTATAGCAAAATGCGCAGAAAAGGGAGTTTATATGTTTTATTGTATCAAGCAACAATAAGTATTGGTATACCTAAGCAGCAAGCTTAAAACGGCTGCTAGAGTAATCCAGACAGCGATAGAGATATTAAACAGGAGGTGGTCATGTGTTTATATGGGTAATAATTTTAAAGCTTCTAGCGGTATTCTATTTGGTGGTAAGCATATTTGTAATTACATGCATGCTTGACTATTGTCTTGATAATAAGACAAATCCATTTAGAATATTGCAACAAAGGATAAAGACTATTGCAAAGCTTGGTGAAGTGATAATGTATCTGCTTGCATTGCCAATGTTTTTTATAGTATTCATTGTTTATTATTTGACCAAGCCATTCTATAAAGGAGGTAGTGAAAGTGAGTATAGAAAGGAAAGATGGTAAGTTTGTACCGACATGCGATGTTTGCTATTTCGAACTAGACCCAGAAAATGGTTTCTACGATGCAGTAGATGCTAAGAAGGAAGCTGGATGGAGAAGCAAGAAAGTTAAAGGCGAATGGGAAGATATTTGTAAAAAATGTCAGGAAGATTAGAAAGGAGACTGCAATGAAAATTAATGCATTGATTGACAAGTTAATTACAGTTAAAGACGGCTTGCCTAACAGGACAGATAGAGATATTATCAACGATGCTTGTAGTGAATTAGCAAAATTTCAAAACGTAATCAATAAACTTAATAGTTGTAAGAACTGTATTGGTTGTGAATTAGAAAATGATGACTCAGGTAAGTGTTCTGGTTTCGTTATATCTCCTGAAAGATTAGAAAGGAGATAGTCATGGAAAAGATATGTTACTTCTGTATTAGTCTTTGTGAAGACAGGTCAGTTGGATATTTAAACTGTGAAAATGAAGACATAACAGATGAGGAAATAGAAGTTCACTTTACTAATCATAAGCCAGACTGCCCAAGGTTTGAAGTAAATCCAAGAATGTTAGAACCTTTTGAAAGTTTTGAATGTTTTAATGAAGAACAACCAAAAACAAAGGCTTTCGAAGATTTAAAGAAAAGAATGAAACAAAGAGTTAAGAATCAAGTTATAAAAATCTCTACATCAGGAAACAAAGGCGGAGATATTCTTGACATAGTATTACGAGATAACGAACTCTTGCACATCCGGTCAGGGCATTGCTGTGTAATGACTATAGATAAAGTAGTGCCAGTAGAATTCATGACTGCATTATTGTCAAAGGTGATGCTTGAAAATGATAACGATATAGGCAAGATTATAGATTCGTTTGACTGGTCTCAAGAATATAAGGACGAACTTAAAAAGAAAGTTAAGTCTCCTTATGACTTTTAGGAGGGAATACAATGGAAGACTTTAAACAAAATGTACCATATACGAAAGACGGCGTAGCAATCAAATTGCAATTCGAATTCTGTCCTAAGTGCAAATACTTCGATGATTGTTATAATCCAACAGGCCCACATTACCTGAACCAAGAATGCATAGATGACTTCTATAATGGGGTATACGATGATGACAATGTTAACACTAATGCAACAAGCGATGGCGAATCTGGAGCGTGTAGCAGCTATCTAGAAGGGTTATGTAAAGATACTGGGAAACCATGTGACTTTTGCGCTTCAGAATGTATGAAAGGAGGTGAATAAAATGAAACAGAGTGTGATGAAAAGGGCGGTCTATGAAGCAAACTTAATATGCACAAAAGGCTATACAGTAAGAGAAGTAGCAAAGCAAACAGGAATAGCAAAATCAACAGCGCATTTGGATGTTACTGAAAGACTTTCACAAATAGATAAAGAATTGTACTTAAAAGTTCAAGACGTTTTGCAGAAACATCTTAGCGAAAGACATTTAAAAGGTGGAGAAGCAACAAAGAAACATTGGTTAGACATTAAGAATTCTATCGGGAGGTAGAACAATGAATAGACCAGAATCTGACAACTACGGAGACTATACACAACTTATCGCATTACCGGTAGGGGCAAGATTCTATGTCACAAATGGGGCTTGGGATGGCGAGATAGTAGACAATAATGGAGTCAAATCTGTAGAAGTAGAAGGCGATAGAATCTATGCACTCACAGAATCAGACTATCTCGTCATCTCAATACAAAAAGATACTGATATAGAATCAGATGAAATACCTCTCTAGTCTGAAAATATTGTTTCTATTTAAGAGTAAAAGATATTTACTTTTTGTGAATAGAATGGTATAATTATAATATAAACTAAAGGAGGTATTTTGTATGGAAGATAATATTTCAGTAAAAGGCCACATTGGTACATGGTATGTAATTGATACTACAGAAATTGAAGGTAAGACCTACAAGCTACTAGAGCATGAAGAATACGGAGACGAAGCAGCATGTATTATAATTGACTCAGAAGGAAAACTCGTGCTAGATGATGTCTGGAATGGCTTTGATGACCTGATAGAATTTTTCGAAAGTGAGGAATCGTAATGGCACTTAAAATTACAGATACAAAGCATTTTCAAGATTCTATTACTGTAACTAAACGCGAAGGAAAAGCAAGACGCCAAGGAAAATGGAAGCAGATATCGTCTATATCTGCAAAATGGGACAACGATATAGGCGATATGGTCGAATTCTTTCTAATCAATGACTTTGGTAATTACTGCGTATCATTCTCTTTCAACGAAGGGGATATACCAGAATTTTGTGAACGGTACGGAATATCAAAAGA